AAGCGCGAAAAGGCCGGGCCGGTTGAGATTGAGTACACCGATAGCGGCACTAGCGTGGCGATCAACCGCCGATTGGATGCACTGCTCCGTCCGTTTCTGGCTAGTGGCGCGGGCGGTGCTACGTTTAACGTCACGAGGGCGTAACATGACCGGCATCATAGGCGCACAAGTGTACGTACCCCAGTGGGGTGAATCAGCCACTGTTACCGGCTTTGATGCCGAAACGCTCTGCTACCACCTGACCATGACAAGCGGCGATGAAGCCTATGTGCCGCTGTTTTATGTGGAGATTTTGCACTGATGGCAATGTCTGACAATATGCGCAAGGTGATCCAGAAGCTAGGCGAACCTTGCACCGTGACCAGTACCACCGAAGGCGCGTTTGATCCGGCTACCGGCACTGTGGGCGCTGGCACAACTACAGTGCAGACCGGCTACGCTGCGCCGGACCAGTACAACAGCTTTGAGATGGGCAGCGCGACCACTGATGACGGTTACACCGTCCAGCAAGGCGACGTTAAGCTGGTGCTGTCGAAGCTGGACGCCCGTCCGAAAGTGGGCGATACCGTGACGATGGATTCTGTCGTCTATCGCATTATGGATGTTTACCCGGTGCGAATGAGCGGCGCTGATGTGGTCTATATCGTTCAGGGTAGGGTATGAGCGAGATCAACACCAGCGAGTTTATGGCGGCGTTTGATAGGTGGGTTGCTACCACTGAGATCAGCATGAGCGATGCCATAGCCAGCACCGCCATGCAGCTCTATACCGGCATAGTCAAGCGCACACCTGTCGACACAGGGCGGCTGAAGGGTAATTGGCAGATATCAATCAACAGCGTGGATGGTGGCGAAAAGAGCCGCACCGACGAGACGCCGCTTGGCCGGTATAGCCAGTCCAACGCCAGTGCCGAAGAGTCCAAGGTGAATGGGTTCAACGCTTCGAAGCACGGATATATTGCGATCCACAACAACCTCCCCTATGCAGAGCGCATCGAGAACGGATACTCCGGTCAGGCCCCGTCCGGCATGGCGCGAGTCACGCTGTCAGAATTTGAACGCGCACTGAATCAAGCAGCAAGAGACAATCAGATATGACCATCGCATCCACCATCATGAACACCCTTAACAGCCGATTGGCGCAACTGTCCTCGCTGCCACCTACGGCATGGCCCAACGTGCCGTTCACGCCTACTACTGGCACGTTGTGGATTCGCCCCGACCTGCTGCCAGCCGATAGCGCACTTGAGACCATCCAAGGCAGTGAGGAGCATATCGGTGTGTACCAAGTTAGCGTATTTGCACCGCTGGATAAAGGCACTGGTGCAGCACTGGTGCAGGCTGATGTCATTGCAGACCACTTCGCTGCTGATCGTGATCTGTCCGGCTTGCGCATCCGCTCAATCAGTGTAGGCCAGCCCATGCGGGAAGAGTCTTGGCTTATGGTTCCGGTGTCGATTGAGTACAGGGTGCATCATACGCGCTGACAATCGAAATTTTTGGGAAATCAAGTTTGTGTTATAATGGTTTTGTCTGACAGACCTTTTCAACTCAAATTTGAGGACTCTCAAAAATGGCTTACATTGACGCACAGGGCACTGTGATTACATGCGCTGATTCGCTTAATGCGGCGCAGACTATCGGGCAGGTTCAAAGCATCGGAACCTTCGCGCCTGGTACTCGCACCGAACGTGACCGCACTACGCTTGCCAGCACTGCAAAAGAATGGGGCTACGGCCTCAAGGACAACGGTGTGTTCACTATCACCACGTTCTATGATCCAACCGATGCTGGTCAGGCCGAGCTGTTGTTGCAGGAAGCCGCAACCGAAGCACCGACCCGTGAATGGACTGTGACGTTCAGCAACGGCGAGGTTCACACATTCAACGGCCTGCTGACAGAATCGCCGATTGAAGTCGGCGTGGATACCGACCTGACTCGCACTTGGTCTGTCCGCATCACCGGCGCGATCACTCGCACACCGTAACGTCTGGGGCTTCGGCCCCTTTTCTACCCTAACAAGGAACGATCATGGCACGATTGACGAAAGACCAGATTCTGAAGGCACGCAATGCGAACGGCGGCTCCGTCCATGTTGATGAGCTGGGCGGCGAAGTCGGCCTGCGCCTGCTGTCCATGCGCGAATCAAACCAATTCGCTCAAGAGTCAGACGGCATGAGTGGTGAGGATGCCACCCTACTGTATGCCGCGTATCTGATCGCTGATGATGCTGGCAATCGCATGTTTGACGACTACCGCGAGCTGGCAGACCTGCCCGCTAAAACGCTTATGCGCATCACCGCTGAAGGCAACAAGTTGAACGGCATATCGGATGAAGAGATTGAGGCAGAAGCAAAAAACTGATGGCCGATCCGGTGGCACTGCTGTCGGTGGCCCTTGCTGAAAAGCTCAAAATGCTTCCAAGCGAATTCAGGCAGCGGGCTACCAAGTGGGACATCATACAGCTGACAGCACTGGATCGGACGCGGGATGAAAAGTGGCGGCAACGCCAAGAGATTGAAAATCAGATTGAGAAGTCGCGCACAATGAGCGACGCAGAGAAAGCCGCAAGGCTCTTCGGAGGGTAACAGCATGGCGAACATCGGCAATCTTGTCGTGAGGCTGCAAGCCCAGACGGATGCATTTAGGAGGGGCATGGCCGATGCTCGCCAGTCTGTTGCTCGCTTTGCAGATGCGGCCAAGCGTCAGACTGACCGAGTCCGAGCTGTGTTTGGTGCGCTTGGTGGTGTGGTCAAGGCCGCTATGGGCGCGCTGGCGGCCTATGGGTTATCGCTTGCGGGTATATCGGTTGCAATAACTCGCTCGGCTACTGCTATCGACCAGCTTGCAAAACACGCAGACAAGCTGGGTATCGCTGTCAATGAATTGCAATTCCTGAGGTTTGCTGCGGATCAGACCGGCGTGTCTATGCAGAGTCTTGACACAGGCTTGCAGCGAATGACCCGCCGAGTTGCTGAAGCGGCTCAAGGGACGGGGGCGGCAAAGAATGCGCTTGAAGAGCTTGGCCTGAGCGCATCGCAGCTCAATGCGATGTCGCCAGATCAGCAGTTCCAGGCTATCGCTCGTGCTATGGCGAATATCGGTAATCAGGGCGACAAAGTGCGCCTCGCTATGCAGATATTCGATACGGAAGGTGTGGGCCTTGTTAATACAATGGCCGCAAACCTTGAGGCCTTGCGCTCAGAGTTTGATGAACTCGGCCTATCGCTTACACGATCACAAGCCGCCGCAGTTGAATCATTTAACGACAGTCGATCAAAGCTCGCCCAGATATTTGACGGTATCCGAAACCACGTTACTGCGACAGTTGCGCCAGCTTTACAGCTCATGATTGACAAGGTTGTTGACTGGATCAAGCAGATGGGAGGGGCATCTGAAGCAGCAAAGGTTGTGAGTCATTGGGTTCTCAATTTCGTTGATGCTGGCTTACGTGGAATCGGTCAAGTTATCCAGTCGCTGAAGGGCATGGAGATCGGCTGGAAAAAGGTAGAGCTTGGCATTATTGCGGTAATAGATGCTGCAACGCGTCTTGCGAATACGTTCACTCCGTCAGTGTGGGCGCAGAAGTTCGGCATTAACTTTGCCGACACCGGCATTCAGACGCTACAGAAGGCAATGGAATCACGCGGCGTAGAGGTAGCCGGTCAAATACTTGAGCTTGAGCGGCTACAAGGCCAAGGCGGATGGACTGACGTTGTCAGCCAGCAGATCGAAGAGTTGCGCCAGCGGATTAATGAGAGCCGCTCGGCTGAGGAAAGCCTTGCTGACGAAACCAAAAAAGGCACTGAGCAAACCAAGCGAAACACCGAGGCGCTGACCAACTTTGGCAAGGGTTTGACCGGCGGGAAGGCTGCAACAGCCGGTTCATCCGGACGCCCAGACGCCGTCCGCGAAACAACCGCTGGCGGAAAAGATAGCGCTGCATTTGACATATTGATTAACCGATTCCGAACCCTCGCTGGTACGGGTCAGCAAGGTCCGAGTGCAGCTGAGTCTTTCGAGCGTGCGGCGCGCACTATTATCGCTCAAACTGAAGCCGCTGGCGGTTACGACACAGAGAAGATGCGCGAACAAATGGAGGCCATGCTGTCCCGTCTCGGCGACAAATCAAAAGAGGGCATGAAAGAAGCCGCTCAAGAGCTAACAAGCGGAGATGGCAAGTCCATCGGGTCTATCACTATCACTGTAAAGTCAGATAACGGCGAAACCTCCGGCGATGTCACCGGCGACACGGCGTTTTTGAGCAAGCTGGCATCAACCCTGCAATCAGTGAGCACTGCCGTATGAATGAGCTGAAACCGATTAAGAGCCTGGT